ATAAAGTAGGCACTTTTTATCCTGAAGATCACTGGAAAGGGTGCGGAAAAACTCCTGAGAAAGGAACTTAGCAGAGCCCATCTGATATGAACCTTGGTCGAATTCCTTACCCTTTTCATATGCCTTTAGTCGCTCATCCCCACGTTCATTCAGTTCCTTGGAAGATAGACCATCAAGGGAATCGAGTACATAAATGCCAATCTCATCATCCTTCAGCGATTTAAGGAAAATGCGAAGATTACAATACCAGTCCTCTACAGTCTTGGAATGAAACCTATCCTCAATATTCTGAGGCATAATTTCAAAGCCGTATAGGGATTTGGTATCGAACTTAAATCCAGACTCACAATCATCGTAGACCCACTTAAATTTATCCTTATACTTGTAATAATTTGCGGCAATAAGTTCACACGCCTTAAATGACTTGGAGGATGAACTATCCCCCCAATCTCGGGCTATTGTGCCAGCCTCATATCCACGACCAAACCCAATACGTTCTCCACCACCTACCACAAGATCAAGAAGGGTACTTCCTGTAGTAAAATAGAAAGTACCCTTATCTTTCACTGTATCTTCAGTCTGTTCCTTCTTAGGTCGCCCCATTATCGCTCCTTCTATTTGCCGTAGGGATTTATCAGTCACTTAAATTCTCCATATATTTTCTTTAAAAGCCGAGGCACCCATTATAGGCACCCCGGCTCTAATCATCAACCAGCTACACCGCACTTCTTATATACAGGGCAAGTCTCCTTCTTACACTCTGGATGATCGCCCCATTCTACTCCGAATTCATATCCATGAGGACACGGGTTGTCATTATCTGGCTTTGTGGCTTCCTTAGCCTTTCGCCTCGCCTCAAGTGCTGCATCCTCATCCGTTGCCGGGGAGTTCTGTGAGTCCTCTTCATCCGAAGTATTGTGGGAAGGCTCAGAATCATCCGGGGTATCCTCCTCATCCACACCAGTCATAATAGCCATAATCTCATCATAGCTATGCAGGGTAAGAAGTTCATCAAAGGAAACAGCATCCTCAATGAAATCATTTACATCAATCTTCCGCTCCACGAAGTCAAAGTCCTTGAACTTCATGGACTCGAACGTGCCTACCTTCTCCTTCTCACCATAGAACTTGACGATCTTGCCGTACTTGTTATCAGGATCGGCGAAGCGCACCATCTGCCCGTTCTCACCCTTACGGGAAGCAGACCCAATAAGCTCCTTCTCGAAGTAATAATGGGAGACATCAAAAACCTCAAGTCCCTCATCGGGATCAGCCATATCGATTACATTGTAATAAACACGGCGGGAAGCCTTGAGAGCCTTGGCGTTCTCCTGATTGTTATCCTTATACGCCTTATCAGCCGCCTCACAGAGAGGGCAAGCCTTCCCATAGTTCTTGGAAGGACAAATCACCGTAGACTCTCCGGGTCCAACCTTCTTGTGAACCCAAATATCAAGGTTGTAGGCATAATCGCCAATCTTCCTCTTTCCTGCATGAACAAGAGGATGCGCCTTATTCTTGATTTCATACGGAATGATTACGAGCTTATTGACATTCTCCTTGGCCTTGTAAAACTTCACACTTCCGCTGTACTTGGACCAGTCACAGGCACCCTTACCACCATTACCACCACGAGAAGCATAACTATTCTCGTAAGTATTACCAAGATCGATGTTCTTTGCCATTAGTTTTCACTCCTTACATAAATACTATTAGATGCACTATATGTATGTGTATCAGTAGAATAATAGACGGTCCAAGGTTCCCACCTTGCTGGTGGCGTATAAATAGGATATTCCTTAATGAAAATATGATCCCAATTTACCTCACTTTTATTCAATGCGGCAAATAGAGCAGAATAAAGCGCCTCTGCATCTTCCTTGGATACTTCTACTTCAATCTTACCCAACTTAATCCTAAACTTGGATTCTACAATAGCATCCATTAACTATTCCTCCTATTAAGACTATCATTCATCTCATCCGAAGCGTAATCCCCACCAGTCTGCTTGGTATTGTAATATCCAGTTACCATGAGTTTTACCAGATTATCCACAGCAGACTTCCTTGAGTCAAGCGCCCCCATAGCAGCATCCAGTGTATACCTCTTTGCCAGAGCCTGTCTATAGGCATCCTTGGCAGTTTGGACTTCTGTATCCTGTTCCACCATTGCCTTGACATTATCCACGGTTGGCTTGATTCCGTCAATAGGGTTATTATTGTAAAAAAGAGTCCTCTGTGAAATAGTTAAATCAAGCCTATCCTTCGCAATGTCCACAGCACCCCTAGCCTCAGAATATCTCTCCGACCAGATATTGTAAAGCTCCCCTGAAATTTCATTCTCCTCATCCAGCTTGAACCGATTAACCTTGATATCTTGACTAAAATCCTCACCGATAGTTCTCATGTCTACCCCTTGTATTTAGCATAGTACGCTTTTGTACCAATTTCCCTACATTCCTGAATATACGCCCAAATATCATTCGCAGCATTTTCCTCGTCATATAGATAATCTGAATATTTAAGGGTTTCAAAGTTCATATTTTTATCCATGGCAATGGATGCTATTTGACGTTTTCTTTCTTCAGTCATATATCATCCCTCAATGTATCAAGAATTTCCACAAGTTGTTCCGGCGTTCTAGGAAGGGAATACCCGAATCCTAGAAGTGCAGTAAAGAAGTCTTCTGTAATTTCCATCCAAGTAGGCGAATCCTCGCTACATATTTGCTTTACTACACTTTCACCATCTACTACAATCTTAATCCTATTCATCGTCATCTCCTAACATGATTTCGTAATCTTCATATTCATCGTAAGATTCATCATCAAGAGAATCCTCGTCAAACTCCTTTCGCACCTCCTCTGGATCACGGCAATTAGGGCAAATACCCTTACATACATCCCATCCCAACTCTACCAATGCTTCGTCAATTGCCTCTTCTGGAAAAATGTCATCTGCGCCATCGAATGATACTGTATGTAGAACATGGCACTTATTGCACCTTATAGATGCCATTCCATCGTATGTATAATTATCAACCTTCATTCTTATTCCTCAATAATCAGTTCATTTGCGTATGGAAGTGTTTTGATCCATTCACAAAACTCTCTCCAATGAGGCAACCTATGATTTCGTCGCGCAAAATACATCCTCCTTAATGTCTGATAATTAGTCATAAAGTAACGAGTCTGCATCATTCCTTCTCTGATGTTGTTTTTATATGTAAGAAATTCCTCTTCATTCTCAAACTTGGGAGCGGAGTGCATTGTGGATTCGGAACCTAGTTGCTCATTGCCTATTTTATAAGTGCAGAACTCCTGCCAAAAATATCGGGGGGCTGTTAGGGAATAATAGACTTGTAGACCACGAAGAGATTTTGCTTCGTCATCCCCATGCAGGACAAGTTTGGAAAGAAGTTTGATATTATCATCAAATACGAATTCTTTGTTGTTTTTATTAGATAGACGGGAAGCACAAGCACATAGTAAAAAATGACGTTCTGTAGGTACTACTAATACAGATATATTTATATACATTATTTAGACTCCTTTGTCGCTTTCCATTCCATGAACCACACTATAATCAAATCCTGCATTTCTACACCAGATGATGATCTTACCATATCATTTGCATAGGCGCATAACTCATCATCGCTTAAAAAATCAAAGTCATTAAATACATTAAATATGGATTGTTTTAGATTGTTCATAGCTAATTTATTTGATGCTTTTTGCACCATTTTGTTGATATCATTCATATATTAATCGATTAGATCATCAAAGTTATCCCAATCCTTCTCTATGCAAAGGAGGGCCAGATAACCCATAAGATCAGAAATGTCGTTCTTTCTAACCTCATTACCAAACTTGATACGCTTTAACTTATCATCAAGGCGTACTAAAATGCCATTAAGAGATTCACTATTCTCTGTCTTGATATGCTTGGAAAATATACCAAGCGGCTCCAAGGCAGAATTACCATATCGCTTATTTTTTTCAACAACTAAATTAGCCTGAGACTCATAAATTTGTCTAATTTTGTTTTGAGTTGTATTTTTATCCCATTTATCTTGGATTACTTCTGGTATATATGCCATTATTCCTCCTTATGGGGATAGCGTCGATCCAGATATTCCACCATTGCCATCTGAACTGCCAATGACTGGATAAGTTCCTCCCTCTGCTTTACTGGATCATCTTCCGCAAAAATCTCAAGGAATTCCTCATATGCAATATGATTCCATGTAAGAGAACCATTCCTAGTAGAAATATCGCAAAGATTCCTAGCCTTATCCAGAGATACCTTGATATCCCGAGTCCATTCACGATCATGCGGCTTGATGGGCCAATTCTGTTCTCCCCACATCAAATCCTGCCTGTCACGTTCCTTCACAATTTCAGTGAAAATGTCAAACTGCTTGCTCATTATTTCTCCTTGCTAAGGAATATACTATAATTCCAAAATAGTGTCAATAGGGAAATTTAGTCTGGCTTTACTCCCCATAAGTTCATATGCCTTTTTATCTCTGGCTATTGCGGCATCTACTTCTGAATCGTATATTCCTAGATAATAACGATTTTTATTAAAAGTGAATGAAGATACCCATTTTTTATCCCTAGTACAACTTACTCCTATATATGCAGATGAAAATTGTGAAATATGTTCATCTACAAACTTAGATATATCTATACCGATATAATCTTCTTTATTGAAATTAATTCGTGCAAACTCACCAAAGTAGTGTATAGATGCTATATCATATACAATAGCGGCTTCTTTAGGATCGGTGTATAGTCCAAGAAAAATACTATGCCCATCCACCATTATTTTAACTAGCCATTTTTTAGATGTACTATGTAACTGCACTCCCTTATAACCTGAAGAATTTGATTTAGATATTTTTTGATTTCTAACATTATCTTTAGTTGAACATATGCGTAAATTTTGTTTTCTGCAATCCAAAGTATTTCCATTGATATGATCCACCACTCTTTTGTCTATATTATCCATATTCATTATAAAACGATGAAGATATGTTGATACTTTTTTCTTATTATAAACTAAGTCATTTACAAAATAATGTAAATGATGTTTTTTATATAAGGATTGATTCATATACCAATGTCTACATAAGATACGTTCATAATCATCATTATCAACTAATACATCATACCCACTAATATTGATTATACTCATCTATTCTCCTTTCAGAAATCCCCTTTCTGTCATATTACTCCATGCTCCATCAATTTCACTACTAGCTTTTTCAATTCTTAGGGGTACAGTAATCCACGGCCACGCTTCTCTAACTTCCTGTGTTCCATAGTACCAAATCCAGTAATCAATTAAACTTTCCTCAGAAGGATGCACATCAAGAACCAGAGAATCATGTATCTCTCCTACCACAAAAGATCGTTCTAGTTTTTCCACTTTTTTGTTTACTTTATTCATCATATACATAAGAATATGAAAACCAGAACCCTGTACACATCCATTAAATGTATTATTACGTCCCATTACTCCCTGTAATTGGAATCCTGTGTATGTATTTATATATCCATGTTTTTGGTAGAATATCCACTGATCCTTCCTCCAAGAATTATGTTCGGGGAATCGTTCCTCCCATAAAATACGTTCTACCTCTTCAATATGTTTTTCAAAATCCCTATAAGAATGAATACCCTTACCACGCAAATGTTCTTGTAAATCTAATTCTTTAACACTTTCCCACAAATCAGGGGCCATTTGTTTGTAGTAACTTCCATAAAACGCCGCGAAATTTAGTTGCCCTTTAACGGAATTTCTCATTTTTTTAGTAATTTGCTCTGCCGGCAGCATATAACAATCTACAGCGGCATCCCTGTGCATATCAGAACCGGGAGTAGTAATATACTTAATTAAATTTTTATCCCCACTGTAACATGCATTTATGCAGATTTCCAATGATTGATAATCTGCTTCATACAAACAATTTCCTTTTCGAGGCTTTACAAAAGACCGCAATAGCTGCATTGCCTGTTCATCTCGTTTAGGAAGATTTTGAATATTGGGTCCATCACATGAACTACGGAATGTGTCTACTCTATTGAGATTAAAGAAAGGATGAATTTTACCATCCACAGTTTCTTGCTTGTATTGATGAATATATGTATCGAGAATCTTTCCTAATCGGCGGTATTCAAGAATATCCTTGATAAAAGGTAGATTTATCTTAGGAAGAGCATCCTTGTCTACAGACGGCTTTCCCCCCGGTGTGGTACTTAGTGGCTTTATTTTCAGAACATCGTAGAGCAAATGGGAAAGTTGTGTGGAAGACATATAGTTAAATGGGGTATCCTTGTCCCACTTTTTAACTTCCTCACTCCCCATAATTTTTTCGTGGGATTTCTGCATGGCTTCCTGTAACTGCTTTTCAGTCTTGGCTAGCATATCTTCATCAATGCACATCCCATTCTGAGTGACCTTTATAAGTGTCTGTGTACTTTCACATAGAAAAGCATTTCCCTTCAGTTGTTCTTCAGATAACTTTCCTTTCTGGATTTCATAAATCTTATAGGTGAAAAGAGAATCTAGTCCACAATAGAAAAGAGATTTTTCCAAAGAGGCATCATCAACATGGTTAAATGCGTTCCCTCCATGGATATCCTCATCAAATTTATCCGATTTTAGATAAGCATCAACTTCATCATCATATCCAATAATACCCAAATCAATATAGGTAATATATTTTAGACCTGTAGGCTTCTGATTATTCACGCAATGTTGCGCAAGCATGGTATCCCAAATCCAGTTCATGGGCCAGTATCCAAGTAACTCTTTAGTCCAAAGCATCTCGAACTGGATATTCTGTCCTATTTTCTGGACGGGCGAAAGCATCAACTTTTTCCATAAATCCCTGAATTCGGCATTATCAAAAAACGGGAAGCAATAGGAGAAACATCCGTCTGATATGGACACAGAATGAATCTTATGCCCTTTTCGATGAGGTTTTCGACCTGAAGTTTCATAATCGAACGCCATCTTCCCCCATGTTAAAGCATTATTCAACCATTCAATCGCTTGTTTCACATCAGTAGTAGTAAATACATCCGTATCATATTTATAGGTATAGAAGGGTTGCGCAGCAACGGTAAAGGCGTTCTGTACATGCTTCTTCCACATCATTAATACAGATGGGTCTTTTTCATAGAGTGCCTTACCATAATTGCCATCATCATACTGTTTCTTGCTGAAAAGGTAGGAAACAGGCCAGATGGGGCAAATCCATCGCTTTAGTTCCTGATCCGGTATAGTTTCCCCTACGAAGGCATTGAAAGAAGTTCCTGTAATTCGTCCTGTTAGTCGTGGTCCAATGAGGGAGTCAAACGCAGTTTCCCCAAGCAAAATGATGGATTTAGGCTGTAATTTATCAATAAGAGACATTAATCGTGGGCGGCAATACTGGATATTCTTTGTAGAAGCAGCTTTAGGAGGTCTACAATTTACTGCCGTAGTATACCAACAATCCTGTTCAAAATTGATGCCAATAGATTCTAGCTGGTCTATGAGGAAGTACATTTCCTTATCTCGCCCATAGATTCCTATCCTATCCTCTTCCTTATAGGGGTAGGGACCCACAATGAGAACCTTTTTGTTACCATCACCAAAAAGGCGAAGTTTCGGAGAAGTGCAAGTTTCATGGAGCTTACAAAGACTACAATTGTCTTGTTTTGACACCGAGGTCTTGTTTGGCGCTACATTCTGGTTAAAAAATGACATTATTCCTTCTTAATCTTAATCTTCTTTAGAATACCCAATGCCTCATTAATACGTTTTCTAATGAATAAATTTAAAGATTCATAATCTCCCGTATCATTATCTATATGACGCTCATCATCAATGGAATTCCAAACCACCTTATCCATAAATGTAACTAATTCATTATACCCATCAGAAGAATAAGACAATTCTATGGGAAACCAATCATGTTCTTTATATGTTTCAAGTTCATCATCTAATGCCCGTACTATTTCAAACGCTTCAGAAGTCATTTCTTTTCCTCCTTGAATTCTTCCATCCCATCCACTTCCCTACTCAAATGACTATCAATATAGAATCGCCCTATATTTAGATTCTGCAATACAACCGCTTGATCGAAACTCTCTACTTCGTCACGGGTTGCCAATGCCGCCAATCGTATCAGGGTTCCACGCTCCTTCTTATTCTGATTAAGCGCTACAAGAATAGAAGCATGTGCAATCTTCCTCATATCCTCCGCTATGTTATCCAACTCAATATCTCCTGACATACCAGACCTATTTGTCTGGCTTGCTGTTACTACAAGTACATTCCTTTCCTGTGCGATAGAACGCAACTTCATCCAGATATCGTTGATCTGATGCCTATACTCACTTCCAGCACTCTTACTAGGCTTCATGATATCTGCATAATCCACTATGACTACATCAGGACTATACCCCTCATAATAATACATATTGTCCAGATAGGCAACTATATCTTCCGCCGTGGCTGTATACATAGGCAGGAAGATAAACTTACAATTACCTCCACCATAAGCAAGACGGAAGGAATCAAGATTACTCTGGATAGGCACGTCTGTTACCGCAATCTTGTTCAAATTCTCAAATTCAATAGACCAGTGCATAGACTTTTCGTCTATATCAGGATCACCTTCTGTCCATCCGGGGGCAAAATAGGGTGTCTTATACACACCAGCCCGTATGGGACTTGCTGTAAGACTTTGCCAAGCACGACGAATCATCTGAGGTTCGCGCATCTCCAAGGTAAAATAGACCACATTACAACCCTGTTGCATGGCGGTTTCAGCAGTGAACCAGAGTGCCATCGACTTCTGACCTTTGGGCTTACCCAAGTATGCCATCATATCACCACGCATGGGCTTACCAATAATCTTATCCAAGGCACCGGGAAATGTAAAGGCATACTCATTAGGTGTATTGAAAGCGGCGCTTATCTTGGTAGCATCACTAAGGATATCCGCGCCATCCCCTTCAGGAAATCCCACCCTATGAAAATTGGCAATAACTTGTTCACCCTTTACAGGGTCATGAATGGCAAGAGCTTCGTCTATCTGTTCCTTATGAATTTCGAGGGAGCGAAGTTTAAGGTATTTCTCTGCTGTATCTGCATTATATTGAGTATTCCCCCTGTCTTGTTCATCACTAAGAGATTGAAGGAAGGATGCAACCGATTCCATTTCCTCCTCATCAACTAAGGATGATTGCTTTTGAAGGAAAATATCCTGAATAAGAGCACCGGGGACATCGTTATACTGGTTGAAATAATCCCGTACCCAAGCAGACACAACCTTGGCATATCGTGTCTTGAAATACTTGGGTTGTAGGATCGGGAGTACCTTTTGGGCAAATTCCTTATCGGTAATAAGGTTGGTGATTATGGATCGTTCCTGATCCATGTTGATTTTAGTTCTAATCATACAATTCCTTTAAGTTTCATTGCCTCTTTAATTCTATCTTCTGCTATATTAAACCATTCCTTGTCATTTTCAATGCCTATAAAATCTCGGTTAGTATTTACACAAGCAACTCCTGTAGAACCAGAACCCATAGTGTTATCTAAAACTATCACGCCTTCATTTGTATAGGTCTTAATAAAGTATTCACATAAAGCAACAGGTTTTTGAGTAGGATGTACTCCCTTTCTACTGTTATCTCTGTTGAATCTCAATATCTGTGTAGGGTGGCGAAACCCATCATCAAAATACTCTAATGGTTGAGAAGTCTTCAGATTTGTGGACATGGTTTCTGACCATCTAGCATCTTTCCCAATTTTATTACTAACCAGTTTCCCTTCGTGCTTAGTTTTTTGGGGATTGTAGCAGGGGGACTTTTTGTAAAATACAGATATAACTTCCACAGTCTTACCCGGCCTCCATTTTACTTGAAATACATTAGTTAGCCGTTCCTTCTCCCAATACCAGTCATATTTGAAATCCTTCAAATTACTACAACGAAGCAGAGAACTAAAAGGTTCCTGCCCAAATAACAAAATAACCCCGTTATCTTTGACGATCCTATGATATTGTTCCCACAATCTACTAAAATCTAAAACAGTATCCCATTTACAGGGAGTAGTGCCGTAAGGAGGATCACACAATACCATATCTATTGACTTATCAGGGATATCCTTCATCTTTTCAAGGCAATCACCGTAGATTAACTGCATCTTACCTCACTTAATCAAACAATTTATCCGCAACCTTATTATCCAGCACCTTCGTCACAATCTGATTCTTATTCTCCAATATCTCTGCTATCTTCTCTTCTGGTGATTCCTTGCCCACCAGATAATACACCGTAATCCTTTGCTTCCCGTCTCCCGGCATAAATACTCGTTCCTCCGCCTGTTCTGCATCCCCCGGATTGAATGGCATCTCCACAAACGCTACCGTATCCGCCGCACTCAAGTCAATACCCACATTGGCACTAATCACTTGTCCCACAAAAAGCCTTATTTTAGTGTCATTCTGGAACTTATCCTGCCGTTCCGTCTTTTTCTTGCTGTCTATGCCCCCATACACTAATACCGCCTGTTTAGAAAAGGCGGAATAGATTGATTCGCATACTTCCCTATGCCATGCAAAAACCACCAATTTCTCACCACTGGCAAGGTAATCGGCAATCCAAGCGATCTTC